TCCTGTTACCGTATCCTCCCATTCGTATTTAATATATAAGTCCCCGGCGATAGAGCATCGGATGATGTTTCCCACGCAACTCAACTTCATGCCCTTATCCGGGTGATAATCTCCCCCCGGAGAAAACTCCGCTACCACATTGGGAGTCCCGCCGCTGAAATACCCGAACTTGTATACGTTTTCAGCCCCGGTGGAGTCGTAGCAGAAGAACAACCCCGTCTGCGGTATGCCGCCCGAAATGCTACCCGCTCTCGCAAATAAATAGAAGTCGCCTGTCGGGAAATATGTCAGTTGGCATTGGACGTATCCGTTCCCAACGCCGTCCATATTTGAGTCCCGGTGACATACTTTCCAGCCCGACCCGGCGTACAGAAACTTTACGTTTCCAGCCCCAAGGTATACGTTTCTCCAGCCAGAGTTATATGAACCCGAATAGGACAACACATATGGAGATGACAGAACTTCCGACACTCCATAATTGAAGTTGTCCTGTACGACGACTTGCTTCCTGCCGAAGTAGTCGCGTATGATTCTTGTAAAATCAGCCATTTAACTTATCGGATGTCCTTCCTTGGTTTCGACAATCGCAAACGACAACTCGCCGTAACTGATCGGCCCTTGAAGAATATGCGTGAAGTTGTCCTTCAACCTGACTACCGGGTAGAAGTACCCGTCTGCGTAATCGAAATCCACGGGCATACCGGAGCCGGGGGCTGTGAATGTGGCTACGGCGCACCCGCCTGTACCAGTACCGGACGATATGGACGGAGAAACGATTGTGCTGTTCACATGGAAAACAAGACTCCCGGCGTTGGTGACAGGAACCAGCCAGTTCGTTCTCGACCCGTCCCCATATCCCAACAGCACCCGGTTTCTGCTGGTCGGGTACGGCTCCTTCCAGAGAAATGAATGTGTCGATCCCTTCATGCGGTTCAGGAACGATCGGATAGGGTCGGTTTCCGTAGCGCGAACCGCGCCCGTCCATTTCAGTTCCCACTCCCGCTTCGGGTATGACCATCGCGCGGCCCTCTGTTCCACGCCCGACTCGCTCTCCATCGTCAGTACGCGCCAGTTCTCTATCTCTTTCAACGGGTACGACGGGGCTATGTTGAGCAGTTCCATTAGAACGCATACCTCCGAATCTCATCTCTGGTTCCGCTGGCGTTGCGGAGTTCCTGCCGGATGATCCCGGCGATCATGTTCTTGCGCTCGTAAAGGAGCCGGTCGAAGTCCTTCACATCGGCAGACTGGATGTTGAAGTGAATGGCGACTGATTGTTCTTTGGGCTTGCCTTGCATCTTTACAGGGACAGCACCGCCACGGAGCGGGATGATGGCCTCATCGTCACCGCCCTCGCCTACTAACCCAATGGTTGGCCTCTTAACTACGCCTCCGGAGGCAAACGCTCGAATGGGTGTGAACCCTCCCTGATATATCCCGCCCTCCTTCAATCCGTACATACCTAGATGTTCTGTGTCCATTGCTACGGATGAATCGAACCCGCCACTCCCGCCCCCACCGCTCATACCGGCGAACATTCCGATTCCCTTCAGTATCCCGCCGCCTATCTCCTTCCACCAATTCCACTCCCCTCCGCCGCCACCCATGATGCTCATAAGCGAATTCATCAGGCCGCTGAGAAAACTGAACGTGCCTTTTCCAACCATATCAGCACTTTTTAGAAGGGAGTCGCCAAGGCTTTCGCCACTACCCTTCACAACGTCTGCTGTTGAACCAATATTCGTTGAGAGCGTGTCCAGTTCCTCAACCATGTTCCCCATGTAATCGTACACATCTTGTGGAGGAGAAGAGTTCGGTCCAGTATCCTCTTCGGTATCAAACGGAGTAAGATTGCCAATCTCTTGACCTCTGAAATTGAACGATCCAAACGGATTGATCTTCCCGGTAGTCTGCGATACCTCGTTGGTCAACTCTCCAGTCTCTATCGGGCCTTTCGCTACAGTCGGCTCGACTACACCTTTACCGTTGATATTTATTACACCGTTTACTTCTACGTTCATGGTCTGAGTGGTCAGTTGCTTCAACTGATCGGCAAGAGATACCGCCTTTTCTTCCACTTTCGGCTTGAACCCAAACATACCGAGGAAACTTTTACCTGCCGTGCCTACAACTCCTCCCGTTGACTCTCCCGTTTTTTCGTCTTTGCCTTTGCCTAAGAACGATTCCTTCATGGAATCTACAATGTTTTGGGACAACATCTGCAACATTATTTTGGATATCATCCTGTTAAACGCCAGCCAGTAGTCCTCCAGACTCTTTAATTCCGCGTTTAACAGGTCATCCCAAAAGTCGTCCATGAACCCTTGGATACCTTTGAATACGTCCTCCCACATATTGCTGATGGACTTTAGAACGGTATCGTTCGCCTCAGCGAGTTTCCGCAACATATCTATATGCGTTGCCAGAAGTGCGGCCTGCCGTTCTTTGAATACGTCGGGGTCGAATTCACCCTTAACCTTTTTTACATCCGCTTCGCTTTGTAGTCTGTTAAGGTCTCTCTGATACCGTATTTGTTCCGCAAGAGCAGCCTGCATGATCCCGACATCTCTTGCGTTCCAAGACCACTTGACCTCTATATCGGCACGGGAGCGGAGTTCATCCAACCGCTGCTCCCACATCATGAATCTGGCTTCATCCTTTGCCGCATCCATAAAGCCCCGCGTCTGATCTTCTTGTTCTGAGTGGGACTTACGGACATTCATTATTTCTCGTAGAGGTGCGAGTATCTGCTCCTCTTCTAGGAGACTCAATCCGTATTTATTTACAGCGGCTCTAACCTTCGCCGCTTCTCTCTCGAAGTCCTTTTCAATGTTGGAGAATTCCTTCTGCATCCTTTCGCTTATGCCCGCAAGATCGCCTTCTTCGCCAGTACCCACGTTGAAGTATTTGTTCCACTCAATCTGAATCCCGGTTGTTAGACTGGTTAATGCTGCCTCGGTGGATTTCGCCTCTTTCAGAATAGCGTCGTTGTATTTTTTCCGTTCTGATTGATCTACCGCCGCCATCTTTCCGTAATAGTCGGACATGATCCGCTTGTACAACGCCAACTCTGCGTCCGTACCCGTCTTCAACTTAATCATTTTCTCTGACAGGATGACCTCTCCCGTCCTGTCGTCAACCAAGAACAGACTGGCGAATTCTTCTTGGACCTGATTCCTAGCCTTCTTGATGTTGCTCGATAATCTATTGGTTAAACCCGTGGTGAGTTCGTCAATGTCTCCCTCTATCTTTGCGGCGAACTTTCTCGTTCTTAAAAGGAAAGCAGTCCAATCCGGGTCTATGGGAACTCTGCCAGAAGGAGTCATAGCAAGAGGGTTGCCTCTATCTATGTCCGCTTCCCCGGAGAAGTAGGATTGTCTGTTCTGCGCCACTCCTCGGTATTCGTTCATGTAACCGAAGTTCGCTTCTTTTACCGCTTCCTGATCGGCCTTGATGATGCTGTCAAGAACCGCTTTTGTCTTGCTTTCCTCTGCTCTCAGTTCCTTCATCAACTCGATGCCAGCGGCGATTGCGGCAAGAGGGATGCTCGCTCCCTTTGTAACAGGCGCGAACACGGCTCCAATGACAGCCCATTTCGCTATGAGTTTGATGATGTCCAGAACAGGCTGTAGACGCCGCTTCGCCTCTTCACCAATATTGATGTCGATGCCGAGCATATCCAGATAGGATTGAGGAACATCTATCAGCAAGGTGCCTGTAACTTCTTTCACCATTTCCCACGCTGCTGCCAATTTCTGAACGCCGATAATGGTGTAAGTTATTACATCTGCGACGGTAAGGAGCGTGTCCTTGATGCTCGCCCATCCGTCTTTAATTAACATGGTGATCTTGTACCCGGTCAACGTAAGCCCTTGCTGACCGAGTATGAGATCGTTTACCTCTTTCACCGCATCTCGAATGTTGTCGTATGCCTCGACCGACCCCTTCATCCCAAGCAATTGCACCACAGACTGGAGGGTTTTCAACTGGGCCTGTAACGTACCCTTAATGGCGTCGGACGCTTCAGCGTAACCGCCAAGACGAGAGACTATCTCCTCGATGACCGTGCCTTGCTTGACCCACTCAGGAACCATCTTAGCAACGTCCACACCTACCGCTTGCAGACGGCGAGCGAGCATCGCGCCTTGGAAATTCTGCCCCTGCATGATTGCACGGACTTCTTGGAACGCCTGAATCTCGAAGTTCTGACCTTGTGTGATGAGTTTGAGCATATTGGCGAACGCAAGGAACTGATCTCGGCCCTTTTGCGAGGCGAAGTCCAGTTTCAACCCGAACGTGACAGCGGCCTCCGTCAGTAATTGGAGTTCGCGGGCGTTACCAACGAATCCTCGTGACATTACAAAGGTCGCTTCGATCATCTTGTTGCCGACTTTTAACGCCTTATCGAAGCCCATCGTTGGGTCGGAAATGAGCATCGCGCCAGCCATAGAAGCGGCAGACAGACGGATTTGATCGACAACCTTTATCATCTCGACGCCCATTCCAATGACGCCGCTTACTGCTTGCTGGAATGCCATCGCTGCCGTAGCACCGACTCCAAAAGCGACCGCCATAGAACCCATCCCCATGGCGTTCTTCTCTATCGCCGCACTCATGTCGCCAAGCAGTTTGACGTTATCTTTCAGCCGCAACGCTTGGAAATTCATGTCAAGCGGGTCTATCTTCGGAGTGTTAAGACCTGCCCGAACAGCCGCGAGATTGCCGGATACACCCGCCTGACCAAGCATCGACTGTCCAGCACCAATGCCTACATACGGGAGGATCGCTCCACGAACCGCTTGCATTGGCCCGGTGTTCTGCGATGCGTATGCTTGGTTGAATGCGGTGAGTTGAGCCATACCAGCGGCCCATTGGGAAGACATACCGCCAAGATTCGATAGGTTAAGGCTCGCGTTTCCGACGGTCAAACCGCTTAAGCCACCACCGATTTTCGTTGAGAGTGTGTTGGCTTGCATCAACTGGTTTAGCAGTTCGGAGACACGCTGTTTGGCGGCTGCGATAGCCGCCGTCATCTTGGCTATCTCAGCATCGATCATTCCCTGATTGAACAGACTGAACTTGGAAGGGGATTTCCCGATGGCCTCTAGCCGTTCTTCCAACTGCTTAATCTTGGCTAGAGTTGAGGATATTTCTAGGTCGGTTTCGATCCTGATCTTGTCAGCCATGGGAATCCTCGTTGTCTTTGCGTGATCCTTCAATGGCTACAGACATATCGAACAACAAATCCCCGTAAGACCCGTTCATGAATTCAGAAGGTCTTACGCCGTACCTTTGGGCCAGACGATCTATCAAGACGGCATTGGGGCCTCCGAGGATGCGCCCTGCGCCAAAGGGGAATCACTCGGCCTCCGAGTAATGTCCATGATCGCTTCCGTGATGTCGTTCATCTCCGCAAGAGTCAAATCCTCGCAGGTAAACTGACCCTCTTCGTATCCGTATTCCGGATAGATTACTCCCGCACGAATGATTGTCTCAGCCACTTCGAGATTCTTCTCGGGAGGAATATCCTCCATCTGAGGCAACGGGCCGATCTTCGCAAGAGCCATCGGCGAAAGACGACGGACCCGCATGACAAGACCGGATTTGAGCGTGATTTCCTTGGTGGTGCTTTCTTTCCACTCTTTTACGTTCATGGCTTCTCCTTAGAGAATTTTTAGTCGGGGGCGCACGAATCGAACGGCAATCTGGCTTTCCATCCCCGTTGAGCCAGACACTCACCAAAGGAGAAAAATGTGAGCGCGTGTCCCACCACGCTGACCCCCAACCGATTTAGTACGTCGCCTGCGTATTTACGAGCGTGACGGTACAAATCGTACCGCTCGTGGAACTGAACATCGCACGGCCCTCCATGGCAACCGTGACGATGCCCGGACCCGAGACACCAAGAGGGTGCTTGGTGAAAACGAATCGCGGGATGTCGATTTTCAGGCTCTCGTCGTAACCAGAAGAGATGCTCGAAGCCCCCTTGCAGAAGATAACAAGCGGGAGTTCCGTCTCGTTCTTAACGGAAAGCCAGTCAGCCATCGACATATCCATCGTCCCGGTCATTCGACCGAACTGACGGAAACCCTCGCGGAAGAAGAAGGTGTGATCCTTCGCGCCCGCGATACGATCCTGAGCGGCGATGCCGTTGTTGAACGTCAGTCTGAAATCTGCGTACCGCTGAACCCCGACACTCCCGATGCTGATGGAGCATCCCGACCAAAGCATCGGTTTGATCCCTGCGGGGTAGTTGGCAGGCGGGGATTTCTCGATCAGTTCCGCTCTCTGACCGACGATGTTGATGGTTGACCGGAGATACTGCCCGGCGGCAAGGGACAATTCCCAGTTGTTGAGGAAGCAGTTGTAGGCGATGTATGACGAATTTACGGCAGCCTCGCCCTGATCGATCTGGAAGGCATACGGTTGAAGAGACACGTTTTCGTCGAACGTGGCAGTCTGAGGGTTGAAGGTGTGTTCGTATCCGCTTCCAGCCGCTTGCGTACTTGTGATGCCGAACACACCAGAGATGATGTTGCCGATCGCAATCGGATGCACGTTCGCAACGATCTGTCCGGTTACGCCAGCAATACCCGTAACGCGGTCAGGCTCGTCGTACCCAAACTGGATCGAGTCGTCCGTGAGTTCCGCGAATTCATAGTTGAAGTCCTGTGTTGCAAACGGCAACTTCTGCCATGTCGCCGACCCAACGGCTGACCAGAACGAGTTCTGTTTGAAGATGGATAAGGCTGCATTAGCCCCAAATCCCGGCATAGTGTATCCCCCTTGCTACGAAAATAAAAACGCTCTTAACGGTATGCTCGCCGCGCTATAGAACCCCGCTTCTGCCCGCGCTGTCTCGAAAGTGGGATTTCCAAATTGGCTAGTTTGCACTTTGCCTTTAAGGGTTCTATCTGCCTTGAGAGCATCTCGGACTTTCCCTATAAGGGCGTCCCTTTTCTTGCACGATTCTTCAACCCCATCGGGGCTGAATTCTTGGCATACTAATTCGATATGGAGTGTAGTCAGATACGGATTATCCACACCGATTGTATGTTCCTCGTTTTCTTCCGTGTTGAGAAAGATGCCAACTTCTGGCCCGGAAGTTGTGTACGCATCCAACGGCATTTCGATAAAGGCGTAAGTACCCGGAATTTCATCGAGGATAGACTTAACCGCCTCCAATATGCCCCAGTAGTCTGTGCTCATTTTAGTCTGGCCGCCCTTCTTATGGCGATCTCCAGTATCTTCTTCCTTATCTGGTCTTCAACAACCTGTCTCGCCATCTCTTCCGCTTGCTCTATCGTTGGAAATATCTGCCGTTGCTTTAGACCGGGATGATTTACAGGATGACCAACTATTGCCCATTTGCCGAATTTCATCCTCGATAAGACACCCTTAGCCATATCCGTAGATTTTCTGCCTTCCGGATGAGGGAACGCTATGAACTTGCCCGGAGTCCATTCTTTCGGAATCTTGTACGGTCCTTTCGTGCCAAAGTGGTGATACGAAAGAATCTCGCTGTCCGAGTACACCATCGCAAACGTCTTGCCGTAGCGGGTTTTTATTTGACCGTACAATTTTTCCAACATCCTGCCTTTTTGCGCTCTGACTCGTTTCGAGTACAAGGTCAACCGGCTGTATGCGGGCCATTTCGTAGAGGAAAACCTACCGCCTCTTTGATGGAATTGCTCTCTTATTGCAGCCATCCATCTTTTCGTAATGGCGTCGTTTACAACTTCCGTCATCCCGAAAAGATCGCGCAGCCGTTTTATGCTAGGCGTATCTACCTTTACTCCGATCAACTCCCAACCTCCGTAATCGATCGGTTTGCCGCCTCGTCTGTTAGCCGGTCATAGTCCGTTTCCGCTTCTTCGATGTCCGACACGCCGAAGGTCGGGTAATAATTCTCAACACTCGACCAAGGATCGGCGTTCCGATCAATCGTGCTGATAACCGTTCCGCTTGACGAAAAGATCATGAACGTGCCGTTTCTCATGTTCTCAAGGCGATTGATTATTTCCTTCCACGCGTTGTTCAGACCTTCCTCTTTCCCAGACTCGTGCGTATGTCTCCGAAGAAACATTACCTGAGCGAGTTCTTCCGACATATCTTTAAGGATTGGAGGTGTCGGTACGACTGGTATTGCAGGAACAACGCCCCCGATGTACCCGTCGATATAGTTGCTCGCTCTTATTAGCCACTTGGATAAAGTGGCTGAAGATGCTTGCGTAGAGGCCATCCTCGGGAACGATTCAAGAAGATCGGGGACCGTTGAATACATCAGATATACCTCCCCTCCAGCGTCGAGATCATGTTCTTCGCCAAGTTACCTATGAATTTCTGCGCGATATCCGAATTCGGGAATCTTCCCTTGATTGATACCGGCTCCAAATTCTCGCATTTGATGGAGAACTCCACAATTTGCCCAAGACGGAGGAAGTTATTCGCCTCCGAATAATACGTCAGGGCCTCAGTAAGCATAGGGCTGCCAGACTCGTTGAGGAATTTCTGCTCGAACAGGTCTTTCGCCTCTTTCGCCCACGCGATTGTCTGTTGGTCAGGTCCAGTACCGTTTCGTGACTCCATCCTGTAACGTATCAGGTGGATAAGATCGCGCAACCACAAGAAATGCCCAAGATTTCGTTCCGGGTATTTCTTCCTGTCGATGACGACCAGATCGATGTTCCGAAGGAACCTGTCTCGCCTGATTCTCTCCGTAAGATAGCCGTCGTGTGCGATCCACGTATCCGACACGACAACACCTTGCCCGATGCCTTTGTTCATCTCGATCTCGGGATGTTCGTGAACGTGTCCGTAGAACCGGATACCTTCTCCGTTTCTGAACAGTCGAACGGGCAGATCGGGCTTGAGTGCCATAGGAGGATCGACGCTCATGTGGTGCTGTTGAATCGCGTATCCGTCCAGATGGTTCGACCGAAGGTATTTGTAGACATTCTCGTACTGGAGGAGTTCCTCATCAGAATCGATCCACAGAATCCAGTCACCAGAAGCCTTCGAAATGGACAGGTTGCGTGCCGTCTCAAACCCCTCCTTGATGGGGTCGATACCGTCGATGATCTTGCAACCGTGATGCTGTGCGATCAAACGGGTGGAATCGTTGGTTTTCGGATCAATCGCTATGATGATCTCATCCGCGATGTTCTTCACCGACTTCAGGCATCGGTGCAAAAGGTCTTCTGCATTGTACGCGATCATGCACACCGACAGAGTTTCTCTCGGTGCCTGATACGCCATCTTTCTGACCATGTTGACTCTGCCCGTCTTGCGCTCCGGATTGTTCGTGTAGACGATGTACTGGTGTCCCAACGACAACCCTTCCTTCGACTTGCCGATTTCTCGGTAATACGCCTGCAAATTCTCCTTTTCGCCGAACACATCCAGAAGATCGTTCATCTCGTAATGACGAAGGTGACAACGGTACGGGAACGTATGATAGGACTCGTACTCCCACGGTCCGTATGGTGTGGTTATGAAGATCGTGCCACCCGGCTTGCACAATTTCTCCAACCGATCGATCAGAACATACGGGTCCAGAACGTGCTCCAGAACCTCGTTGCAGATCACAAGATCGGATTGCCCAAGAAATGCGCCGTCATCCAGCATCTCATCCCATACCGTGAACTTCACGTTCTTATGTTTCGAGTAGAGTTCCGTGCATTTTTGGGCGAGTGTGATGTTCATGTGGTTCACATCCACACCGACTACCGCCGCGTCTGGCAGTTCGTTCGCAACCCGAATCGTCTGATGACCGATCCAGCATCCGAAATCGAGAACCGACTTGAACTTCTCCGCGTTCTCATGGATGAACTTCTTCATCACCATCCATCGAGGTTCGTTCTCGGAATTCGGGAAATGCTCTACCGACGCTCCTCTGTTCACCTCATCGATCGGCCCATCGACTTTCAGGTAGTGTTCCCGATACGCGTTGCCAGACTCCGTGAAGGAGAAGTTGTCCTTAACGTACTTGACCTCTTTCTCTGCGAGCCTTAACGGATGATCCCGTTCCGGGTACAGCCCCGCCATGGTATCGGAGGCCGCTTCGAGAGCGCGACACATCTCGATGTCCGACATACGGAAGAAGTGCTTGTACAGCCGCGACGGATCGGATGACTTCTCCCGCATTATTTTGTCCGATACCGACACGATCTGTTCCGCAACGGGTATCCAAGAAATGCTCGCAGCCTTCTTGTACCCCGCCACGGACATTTTTTTCATTGTCTCGGGAGAAGCCGCCAGAGTCTTGATTTTATCCACAAACCGCTTCTGACATTCGGGGCTTGCCGCCGGACCATCGATGAAGATTGCAGCATCCTTATCAAGAGTCTCGACAAGTGCGGCTGTAGGAGTTGTGATAAACGGAAGACCACAGGCCATAGCCTCCATCGCAGAGATGCATGAGATTTCCTCGAAATCCGTCGGATAGACGTACAGCCATGACCGGGAGTAGAGGTCGTAAAGTTGGTTTTTCGTCAGCGATCCGACGATTCGGACGTTCGGCAGGGCGTTGCATCTTGCCCATAGAGCCTCATAGTACGGCTTCATCTGTTCCGTGGTGTTGTCGTAATGCGCGACCGACAGAGTGACTGGAACCTTATCCTCCAGTAACATCTCCATGATGCCACCGGGTTTGACAAGATTCTCCAGACCTCTTTCCGGTCGAGCGCAGTAGACCATCTGCCCCATCTCTCGACGCCTTGATCCGGGGGCCAAGAACAGATCGAGGTCGATCCCGTTCCGAGTGACCTCGAACATCTTGTCTGGCAGACCGTGAATCTCCTTGTACTGCGCCTTCTGGAATTCGGACATGACCAGTATCCGATCTATCTGGTACATGATCCCTCTGACCTGAGCAGTAAACCTCTTCAAAGCCAGATCGTGCGCCCAGTACAGCACAACCTTCGCACTTGTCGGTTTCATCAGAGGTTCGTTCCATCGTGAAACGATCAGAACGTCTATGTCCGCTCCCTCGATGTAACCCCTCGCCGCCTGTAACGGCATATACTGGACGTTATTGACCGTGCATGGTGCTTCGCAATTCGAGAATACCGTAACGCGATTCTTGTTGCCGAATCCATCGGTGATCTTCGCAAGTGCCTCGGAAAGTTGAATCGCCGCCGTCTCTGAGCCACCCAATGATTTCGTTTTCAGCGTATTGCCGTCATGCGGCATACCGGGGGAGACAATGACGATTAGCATTATCGCACCCCCGCCTTCAAGTCCTGATACAACCGCCGCGCTCCGATCCAATACTTCGACCCGTCCTTGCGATACCGCAACTTCGAACCGTTCGGCTGTTCCTTGATGGCTTGCTTGTAGAGCCTCTTCGCAACTGTCCTTCTCATCCCGTTCTCCTTTGTATATTGGGATTTGTGTTTATCAGGGATCGGGGAATCCCTGCCGGTACATCTTCGTGGCACTTCTGACATTGAATGAACGGCGTGTGGTCAATCTCCGCCAGATTGTCCCATACCGTACCTAGAATACCGCGTGCATGAGCGTCTTGGCAGCAACGAGCGACATCACCGTTGCTCATAATCATAACTTGCCCGTTGGAAAGCCAAGGGCAAGGATAACGCTGATGATCGGGTTCCCATGATATCCAGTTGACGAGTCCACCCCAGTTGTTCGGGTTGATTATCCCATCCCGCGAGTACCCGAATTTAACGTGCGGGTATTCTCTCGCCAGTTCTCTGAAATAATGGAGTGTCCGCATCGACGCTCTTGGCTCGTGATCCGTAAGGTCGATGGCGTCTGCCCCCGCGATGATGACCTCTCGGAGAAGTTCTTTCGTTGCCAGAAGACCGTTTGTATTCAGACGGACGGAAAGAAAACTTGGCATGATCTCGCGGCACATCCGGACGATCTCGACGTATTTCGGATGAAGAAACGGTTCGCCTACGCCGAACACGTTGATCTCTTGCTGAGTCCCGTTTTTCACGAACACGGAGAGCCATTTCATAGATAGAGCGATAACCTCGTCCGACATCAGGCCCACCTCTCTATGCTCTCCCTGTCCAGAGCACGGGCAGTACGGGCAAGAGAGGTTGCAGACGGACGCGACTTCGAGGTTTTTGATGCACCCTATCTTCTTATACAAAGCGCATCTCCTGTTTGAACGTGACCTTTTCTCCGCACCAAGGGCAACTGGCCCAAGTGGATAAATCCATGAAATGGCCGGCCTCCTCGAAACAGGCATTTTCAAACGGCTTGCAACAGGAGTTTTCGGTTATGTACTTCGTTTTGTCCCTTCCGTTTTTCGACATGGTACGCTTCACGATCAGAGGCATATACTCTCCTTTTTAGTTACAGGGTTGGGAGGGGTTCAGCGATCCCTCCCGTCCCCGTTAGGCGGGATGTCGATACCCGTTCAAGGGTCGAGTGATCCGCCACTCGTGTCATGCGTTGTTACCTTTGATCCGATTTTCCTCGGTTTCGCCGCTCCAGCCTCGGCGATAGCCTTTTCGTTGAGAAGGTTCTCCAGCCGAACGATTTCGTCCCGCGCCCACGAAACAAGCGGATGAACTGGAGTTCCATCGACCATAAGGAAGAAAGCCGTTCGGTTGCCGTTCATGTACCCTCCGTGACTGTAGGGAGGGGAGTTTTCAACGCTCCCCTCCCCATCCGGTTGATTACACGCCGCCCGCCTGAGCCGAGTTGACCCCGAGGATGGAAACCCCGAGTTTGGAATCGATGACCCGCTCATCGTCGTACACGCCGACTTCGATCTCCTCCGACTTCGTTTTCTGATCGAACCCGTGGACTTCGACGGTCATCGCAGGAACTCCAGCCAGTTGCCACCGGAAGGTGGCTCCGTACCGGGGAAGGGGACCAATCCCATTCCCGCCCGGCTGGAAGAAAGCGTAGAAGGCGTCCGACATAAACGGGGAGATCGACGCCGTGACACCTTCTGCCGCCGTGTTGTAGTAACCACGGGCGACATGAAGCGCGTCCAGTTCGAGAAGAGAGGCGACCTGATCCGTGGTTGACAGCCCGCCACCGTGCGGGAAGAGAATCCCACGGATCGCGGAGTTGGTGCGGATGGCCCGCCACGCAGACAGACCGATGACGCCGATGTTCGGGCGGAATCCGGTCGTGTCCTGAACCCTCTGCATCGCCGTGAGACACGCTGCGAGAGGATCGCCGCCCGCGTTCCACGCCGAGGCGGGGACGAAAGCGGTGTTGACGTTGGTTCCCGAGTTGACGACGTTGCAGACCCGCCGCTCTTTCCCGATGCGGATCAGGTCGGTGATGAAGTACGCGCCGTTCTCCCGAAGGTTCCACACACGATCCGAGTTCTCGCGATCCTCGACCGTGATCGGGTATTTCAGCGCGTAGTTCTTGCAGTAGTACCCCATGGTCGCGACGTTGAACCGGACCATGCGAGCCTGCGTTCCCGGCGCGCGGAAAGCAGCCTCTTCCCGGAGGAACTCGCCCAGAGGGATGACCGGGATCATATCCGACTGTTTGGTGACGTTGACGACCGGGAAAATGGTTTCCCCCAGAAGTCCCTGCGTGCGGTAGTTGACCACCAACTGCGACAGGGGCACATCAACGTGGAGTTCACGTCCTGTTGCGTCGTAAGTCTTGACGATGTTCCGATCGTTTCCCATTATTTCACCCCTTACGCGTTGATGTAGGTCGGGCCAGCGTAGATGTACACGTTGGCGATCCCACCCGAGTTCGCGGCAAAGACGCATTTGCCGACTGCGTATCCGCCGGAGAGACACTTCGTTCCGAAGCCGGAGGTCGTGATGGAAACCTGATCGTCAGCCGCCAGACCACCCGAGGAAACCTGCAACTTCGTTTCCCCGAAGACGATGGCCCCGACATGATCTCCTGCGGACGGCTTCTCATCGCAGACGCCGTAGAAGTTCAGTCCCGTGGTCGCATACGACCCCTGTTTCGTGATGCCTCGAAACTGGGAAACGGCGACGTTGACGATTGTGGAATACTTGATGTTCTGTCCGTAATTCATTGTCTACCCCCTATCCACGAATGTACCGCTCCCACAGTTCCGGGAAGCGGGTTTTCACGAGTTCCTTGCCCGATCCGTAGTCCTTGGCTTCGCCCTTCTCCACGAACTTACGAATCCGCTTGTCAACTTCCACAGCGGCAGGGGCATCACCACCATCATCGCCAGACGCACCGAACCCGATCTGCGATTTTCTGTCGTGGAGAGACTTCACGAACATATCGCGGGGGTTCACGTCCTTGTCTCCGTACTTCCGCGATCCCGCACCGAGGGCCGAGAACGTGATGATGAGAGACTCTTCCTCGGCGGGGAGAACTTTCCCGGCCTGTTTCAGGGCGACGAGAACGACTTCACGGAACTGCTTCACCGCGAAATCCTCGTCGCGGGTTGCGAGAGTGGCCTCGGCACGAACCGCACGCCCCTCCATGTTTTCGCGCAGGGCCTTCTCTGCGCTGAGATTGGCCTCCAACAGAGAAATCTTCTCCTGATACTGTCGCTCGTCCATGTTACCTCCATCGTTGTCGGGTATTGTGTAGACCCGTAATTCACCGCCCGTTTCGCCATAAGCGATAGCGTAGGTGGTATCAGACATCAGCACCTTCTGTAATTCTTCGAGACTGGTTACTGCGGGCAAGTCTGCCCCCAAGAGGGATACCGCCTTGAGGACTCTGGGCCACTTCTTCCCAGCGGGGTCTGCGGGGTCTTTGTAGTTCCAATATATTTCTGCTGATTTGGCGCGGTAACTGCCGTTGCGGATCAAGTCTACGAGGACGTTCGGCACGTTGACCATATCAGCGACGAGTTTCGATCCGATCCTTCGGAGGTTCGTGACCCACCCCAACGCGGGGGCACCGTCTTCCTGTCCGAACCACTTCTGCGTTTCTGAATGTCCGAGTTTTACTGGGGATTTGAGAGGGAGGACTCTTGAAGCGTTGACCATTTCATCGAGGTCTTCGGTGGAATATGTGTCTCCGTTCCACTTACCCGTTGCGAATATCTCTACGTTTGGCAATGTCTGGGCGTACTTCCCCTCGCGTTGGTTTTCATCGGACATTTTTTTGTGGTGTTGCTGGAACATCGAGTGGCAGATCGCTGACGCCTGAGAACCGTCTTTCGCCGTACCATCTGAAATGACTATCGGGATGCATCTTTTTACGAAATCCGCTTCGCTTTCTTTTTTCCCCGGTGTTGGCATCCATTACTCCTTGCACAAGAGAGTAAATTCTATACGGTAATATGTCAATAAAATTATCTACTTACGCTCCTACAATGGTGAATATCCGTATTCGCCAGTACATTCAACGGCTTAGGCGTAAATCTAAAAGCCATCATAGGCCACCTGATCTTCTTTCAGCGGTGGTTGCGATTCCCACACATCTCTCCACCCCTTGTCGTACTGCGTTACCGGCAAAAGCATTGAACGGCAGTTAAAATGATTCGGGGGGATCAGGCCCCGGGAGAGTAACTCTTCCTTTACGAAAATTCTACCGGCAAGAGAGCGGCACAACTGCGTTGTCCGGTTGTCGAGGATCGCCGAATACACGAACGCTTCCACAAAATTCTGCATCTCGGGGGCGGTGAGTATCTGGAACCTCGTGTTGTTGTAGACATCCGACACATTCACTCTGGCGATCAGTTCCGCTCTGGCTGCCGTATTCGTGCCTACTGGGAGCCAATCCGCAAGAACCCGCTCGATGTCTTGGATCAGCCTATCGTCCGGGTAGGGCGACTTGTGCGTGACCACCCAATCAGTAATCATTGTCTTTACCGTTGTAAGAATCTCATCCTTTGCGATCCCCGTGATCCAGAACGCGCGGTTTTGGGCATAGTCCGTGATGGCTTTATCCACATCTGCGAAAAGCGGGTGTTCCTTGCGAGCGAAGGTTCGCGGTTGAAGCCCGAGTTCGCTCTCGGTATGTTGAATCGCTAGGTCTGCCGCCCTATCGCATAGGTTCTGCATGGCCTTCTTTATGCTCCCTGCATCGGGGAGGACGATTCGCTCAGGACTCTGGAGTTTTTTTTTGCGTCTTTTATGAGCGCGGCGATGCTTTTGGAGAACGCATCGGTCAAGTCTTTCTGCGAGGCCCACTCGACATTGTTCAGGTCGTTGTTGTATTTTTCCCAATCGATACGGGCTTCTGGACCGGGCAGCGTATGAGAGGCCACATACTTCGCCCTTCTCCGATCCGAGTGTTGGTTCGCGCCGCCCGGATAATTCGAAGTCTTGTTCGGCCCCCCGGAAGGATTGTCACCTGCCAGTCCCGAATTGCCGGATTGCTGAAGATTCGTTGCCGCCGGGAAAAGGTCGAGGTTGAGTTCCTGAGCCTTTTTCATGGCTTCCACTTCATCGCCGGTAGGTTCTGGCGCATCCAGAAGAGTTCTCAGCCAAGTCTGTGTCTCTGGCGTTGACGTAACCGCTCCTCTTGCGACTGCTTCTCCCCATGCGGCGGCGATCTTGGTCTTATCCTCCTGCTTGAGAGGCTTGATGGAGAACCACGGGTAGTCTTTCTGCTCGCCGAAATTTATGTCGATCAGTTGCCGTATCAACTGCTCGTTGATGATCTCCTCGATTTGCTTGGCGATGGAACCCAGCACCCAATCGAATACCTTGAGGTCTGTCTCCGATTTGCCGTAACTTCCCACGCCCGCTTGCGGAACCAGCCCGATGAGTTGCGGGATCAATATGCCTCTGGCGATGCCCACGTTGAGAGCGTCGATGGCCTGATCGAACACCCCACGGTCTACTCTGGTAGATTCCAGAAGATTCAGGTTCATGTCCATCGGGGTGATGACGGACATACCCGCTTGGATGTTCTGGATCAGTTTCTTGAAAGCCGTCCGTTGTTCTTCCGTGATTTTGCCTGAGGACAGTTTCCCGTTGACGATCGGTATTGAGAATCGTTCCAGATAGATCGCCCAATACTTCAACACGTTGGTCTTGACGTACCACATCCTGTAGATGGCTTTGAGGTCGGATTCTCCGTAGTAGTTGTCGAACTCCCGCTGATAGGAGTACACGATGAACTTGTCAACCGGCAATCGTTTTTCCTCGCCGTCCGGCTGCTTCTGGATGATGCCATCCGGCCTTAGAGTTCCGTAGTCGTCTATGTCAAACACTATGCGGGTCGGCGACTTCGGTTTCAGGCATCTCAGGCCGATCTTTCCGTTGTACTGGCCTCGGTCGATGTAACTGAAGATTTTTTCATGGACGGAAAAGCCGTAATCGAACGCGGACAGCATGGAGGTGATGAACGCCTCAACCGATCCTTCCATTGTTTCGAAGCAGAATTCCAGAAAATTCTTGTGAGTCTCGTTATCCGAGTCGATTTCCCATCCCGGTGTGATGACGGCGGCTTTTTTCAGTTGGAGACACGACTTGATCTGGTCGTCCTCGCGCATCCGCTTGTAGAGTGCCAGCCCTCCCTTTCGAGCCGACAGGGTATCTGGGTTGTAGATGCCTTTCATCCAGTTACGGTACAGATCGTCTACGCTTGTAGCGGTTTCTCCGGTGAAATTCGGCGGGGCTGGCGTTCTGGCGAACATTCTGGTGAACGAATCACCAACATTGTCTGTCCACTTGCTCATTGCACATCCTCCCATTGGGATTCGATGGACACATGACCGGTATCCACCGCGTAGTTCTCGAACTCCGTCAGGTCAATGACCCGCTTTCTCGACTGCCAGCCGATGGCGTGGGATATAACCCTGTCATCGTGGCTGCCTCTTGACGCTTCGTATTTGCCATGCCCGTTATCCACGAAGGACATACATTCGTTGAGCAACTCAGGATCGTTCACCTTGTAATACCCGCCTTGAATCGCTTCCCTGAACTCCGACAGAAGGATGGGTCGTGTCTTCGGGTTTGTTTGCCACCCGAACTTCGGAGTTACGTCTGTGCCGTCTTTCGCTAACCTGACTGTCAGGTAGTCGCTGTGCTGATAGATGTGCGGGTAGTTAATCTCATTGAGCAGGGTATTGATTGTCGAGTGTCCAAACGCGTTCGCTTCGGGCGCGAGCATCGCCTTATTGTATAAAAGGCCGAGGTCCGCCATTTTACGGGCGGCGTCCTCTGGCGAGCAGATACCCACCCAACACGCCGCTTCTTCGCAATCACTCGTGTCCACTACAGTAATCGCAGTCCTGTCCCCATCCGCAACCCCCTCCCCAATATCGGCAGAAACCGCATAGGAATGGTACGCAATCGGTTGCTTGAAAATCTTCAGTCTCCGGCTGTCCGATTCCTGAATGGGGGGTGAGCATAAATTGGCGATGTGTTGGATGATCTCGGTGTCGAAGAAACACGCGCCCGTCGAAATGAACGCCTCGACATCGTTGATAGGGTATTCCTGATGGAAGATAGAATGGCCTATTTCCGGGTCGTACAGTTCTTTCATCTTTAGCCGTCGCCATATGATTTGCCCCGGAGACAAGTTGTACGCCTTTATCAGTTCCTCTTCCTTGGTTTCAAGACGTAGTTCTTCGTATCCTTTATCGGTTTCCACGATAAGTTCCGGATCGTCTTTCCACGACAGAAATAGTGGGACCCAGTTATTCTCGTTGTTTTTCGCTCCTAGCCAAGTTTTATGGAACCAGTTGCCGTGCCCATTCGCAGTAGTTTCAAAATCGACTTCGCCGTGGGAACACGCTTCCAGAAGGCCCGCAACCAGTACGGCGTGATCTGTCGATTTCGGCCAGAACGCAACCTCTGAGCCGTGGACCCTCTGTAACGTCTGCCCTCGCCCAAATGACTGCCCTCCTGCGGTTCCGATGTAGAACACGGAGCCTAGTTTTTTGAAGTTCAGTTCCTTTTTATTTTCAGTCGCTCGCTCCGGTCTGGCCCACTCGACCAGTTTGTTGTAGAACATGAGTGAGATTTCGAATATCTTTGAGGTCGATTGGTTGTCATGCGCGAGGGTGGCGCAGAATTGGTTCTCGTTGTTTGCCGTGATGAAAAAGGACTTCGCCTGCATGAGCGTTGTGATACCGGGGCGGCGGTACTTCAGGATAAGACGGCGGGTGTTACCACGTTTTGTCTCTATATCCAATCTGGCCTGTAACCGTTCCTGCACGGAATTCCATCGGAACGGTACGAGCACGCCCTTCTTGTTTCTGATCCATAGCAGTTCGTCGCAATAGGTCTTGAAGTCTGAGAAGAGGATATCTTCGTCCGGAATTTCCGGTCTTTTCGGCGGTCGGCCTCGTTTCGGCACAACCAGCGTTTTAACGAAATCGGAGTTGGTTTTAACGTCAAGCGGGTCTTGCGACGGTCTACCGAGTTTTTTCTTCGCTCGTATTCTAGGCATTTAACTGGTGGAACCCACGCGACTCGCGCAGTTTACGGATGCGCTCCTCGTGCGTCGTGAGTTGATGCTCCTGACGGTCTGAAACGCCGCCGAGAAGAATCTGCTCCAGTTTCACCAGCCGTTCGAAGTCGTGTACGAGGTTTTCCGTCGGGAGGTCGGTTGCGTTCAACGACTGAATTTTTTGGGTGATCTTCGCCTTCAACGCACGGAGCATGAGGAGGGATTGTTCGGTCGCCTTCAATATCCCGTAGTCGGCTTTGTCCCGTGCTTGTGTTAACACCTTCTGTCTACGCTCTTCCCAGTTCTGAGACTTCGCGTACCGCCTGACGGTCGATAGATGACAGCCGCATACTCGGGCCACATACGAATAGTTCGGCATCGTGCAATATGTGGTGAACATCTCCTGCAACTGCTCCTCTGTCAATAACTGGGAATTCTTCAGCCGATGCTGGTACATGGCGGCGCGAGATTTTTTGGGCGGGGGTTCCTGTGGGGATTCAATTTCGGACGGGCCAGAGCGCGGAGAAACGTCGTCGGACAATCGAGCGCACCTCCTCGGCAGACTTGTGAATAGAAATACGCCGGAAGTGTGCGCCCTGTCAACATTATTTTTTTGCATCGCCTACGCGTATCGGGCGTGGGTGACAAATTGTTACCCTAGACCGTAACAAATTGTTACCCTCCATATACATAGACTATAGACATAGACTTAAACAAATCCAAACCCTTGTGAAAAAGTGTAGGACTTCCTCATGCCTACAATAATCAAACGCAAATTGTCAAATCAATGCGGAACACCTCGTTTCTTCACGCGAAATGACTCAAAATAACCCCAATTCAAACCGAATCAGTCCTCACGACACGTTCAAGGACATGATTACCAATAATTTTTCTCCGGAAAATTTTACAGGCACACGACCACGGGTTAAGCCATACTCGCTGGCTGTTTCTCGTTATTGAGGGAAAATACTGATACCCGTGTATGTGCTTGATTTTACTACGGAATACGAGGAGCCTGCCTAAGTATGCGTTTTTACACAGGAATCCGCTGTGCCGTGTAAGTGGCTGATAAATAAGGCGATATCGTTCAAATGAGAAGAATCCTCAGTATTTTAGCAGTAGTGTTTACTATCTATTATTTCATTTCTGTAATCCTTTCAGTATCTTATTAGTAAATCCCACTACCAGACTATAATTTGACATAATGCATACTTCATGTCTCATATGAGGAAAGGGTGTCTCATATAGGGAATCTGTAAGTACTTGATTTTATTGAATAAAGTGCTTTATTGATAGATTTTATTGCTTATATGAGTCTAATGCGAAAACTTATCAAAGAAAAGTCCTTATTTTTCAAGTACTTACGAGAGGCATACGCTATGCATTATATACAGTCAGCCGTTCAGACTCTCAAAGAGAGGGGGTGATCCTCAGGACCAGAGTGTTGCCAGCAGTACCTGACATAGGATGTGGACTAGTCGGAGGGTGCTAAGGGTTTGGTTCCCTCCGGGTGTGAGCCGAGCCTCGCCCGAGTCGCGGAACGTGCGACAACAGGATTGCGGGTGAGTGGCGGAACGGACCAAAAGTGTCCCTCGCGCCCGGGTAAAGGACCGAGCAACGCTCCGTCCCAAGGGAGAACGATCCGCTAACCATGCGGGGCTACCCCCCTTCCGTGAGAGAGGTCACATCCACGCAAAGAGAGTGCTGATGCAGGGGGTCGCGGGGCACGGAGGACGTATGAGCCCCAAATACGACTACTGCAAGCACGGCAAGCACGACGATGGCGTGACGCCCATCGACTACACCGAAGCGGACGTCGCCTCGCTCAAGTTGCTCAAGGACGGCGAGATGTTCGCCCACGACGGTCGCATCGACAAGCGGCGCTTCGAGTGCCCGATCTGCGCGGGTTCCTTCAATTACTACCGCGTCAAGGGCAAGCCGGGTGTGATGCGGGTGGTCCCGCACTTCGCCCCCGGAACCGCTCCCAAGTTCGAGCGCACCGCGTCCACGCCCCGGGTCGCCGCTGTCCCGACGCCCGAGTCCATCGCCAGCACCCTGCGCCAGTCCGTCATCGCTCTGACCGCGCAGGCGAAGGTCAAGTCCAACGCGATCACCGCGCTCATCGTGTCGATGATCGCCGCGCTGGACCCCGAGGCCCTCAACGCGATCCTGCAGTACCTCAACGACAACTCCCTCGTCCACGTGGACGACACCGACAAGGTTGCGCTGGCGAAGGAAGAGGTCGCCGCGATCAACGAGCAGATCGCCAACCTTGAGAAGATGATCGCCACCCTGACTCCCCCCAAGGTCGAGGAGCAGGCTGGCTAACGACCAAGCCGCTTAGACTCCAACCACAAGACACCCTACGACCCTCTGCACCAGCACTCTCCAAGCGATGAAGTCAGAGGTTCCACGCTCTCCACCCAAGGGGCGGACCTATCCGCAGAAAGGAGGATCGGATGCTATACCACGTCGCCGCCTATAACTTGGACGGCGCGGTCCTTGATGAACGCATCGTGTTCGGCATGGACGCAGCCAAGTCCATCGCCCGCGAGTGGTTCATGAATCTCGCCGCGTTCACGATGAACACCGTCAAGATGCCGCAGTCCAACGACCTGAACATCTACCCGACCGGCACGATCCTCCGTAACATCTACATCCGCGAAATCTAACCCTCCAAGACCACCGCTCTCGAAAGGAGATTACGATGGCGTTCCTCGTCACCTCCTACGAGCGGGATGACCAAGGAAATCACACCACCCAAACCCGTGAACTGACTGAGGATTCTGCAATCGCCACAGCACTCAGATGGCTCACGCATCGGGCACCTGTGATCTCCCGCTCGTCCGACAGAATCGTGATCCAAGAGCCTTTCCACATCACTCGAATCACCATCCTTCGGGTTCCGTAAGGATGAAGCGACCGCCAAGATAACAGCGGGCGGTGGGATCAAGTCCCGCGAGATAGAAACGGCTGGCTCGCACAGACCATTGGGCGCAACCCCAGTAACCCCATTCCGGACTAACATATCAACCGAGAAGGGAGAAGGAAATGGTCCCCCAAAGGGTGGCAATAAGCACCAACGTCTTCGATGCGTTGGTCGATGTCCTCCAAGTCATTGACGCCAAGCACGACAACCTCTCCGATCTGTTCCCCGCGAATATCGTCCGAAAGGAACTGATGGATGTCCGCAAGCCCGTCGCTGATCTGGTCAACGAGATGCGCGCCAAGGGAATGTCGGGTGAGAGGTATCGGTAGGCTGATGGGTATCCGCCCCTTCGATGGGGAGCGAGGGACCGTAAATCGACGATAACGGGGCAGAGATAAACCCCGGCTCCTACCAGAGCCTATACCAAAACAGGGAGAGCGATATACCGCGCTCGGGCAGCCACAAGAGCAGACTACCGCTTTCAAGGGCACAAGTCCTACAGGGAGGGACCGGTTCCTACCCAGTCGCTATGCCAACTGGCTGGAAAAAGGCGCATGATTCTGTGCGCTTCGCCTGAGAACGACCGGCTGGTGCAAGTTCCAAAAACCGTTGCATTATCGGTATGTGGGACGAGTGTGTCCTAACAGCAATCTTGCATCGGATATGGGGCTTGGGCGGGCGGCGCGAACTGTTGAAGCCACGAGTAGGGCGACGGATGCTAGTCGCCCGTTTAATGGGCGGTGATTAACGTGAGGACGGTCGCAAACATGACCGGGGTATACGGCATGGACCGCATCCAACAACGAGGGGATGACAGAACTCCTATGAGGAGCGAACCCCCAAGCGGTTTGTAGTTGACCGCTTACACCGCCTACTCGGGGGCGGCGCGGCGAAAGCCGGAGTGTACGGTGGAACAAATGCCTTCCACCCGCCGCCCTCGTTTTGAGGAGTGGGGAAGGGAGAGCAGGTGATCTCCAAATGCTGTGGAGCACCACTCGGAAGATCGGATTTGGAACGAGTGCCGGGTACGAATATGGTCAGAGATACGGACCCGGATGTCGCACATTGGAAGTGCGCCAAGTGCGGTGAGGAGTATTCGCAGAAGAAAAGGAAAGCCGCGAACAAACCCCCCACGCACATCCAGTACCAACTCGGTGAATACGAGATCATTCAATGCCACCCCTGCGGGACGCTCATCCGCGGGGATTCGAACACGGATTCCGTCGTGTATGTGGCTGTTCTGCCATGCTTTACGGGCGGCGAAAGCCTCCATGTAGAGTGCCGCAAGTGCCACGCTGGAGATTCGTGATGGACAAAATCTACCAAGTGTTCGCGGTTGTCATGCTGATCGTCATGGTGTCGTTCATCGCGTATCTCGGGGGGTATGTCGTCGGGTACAACGACAACCTCGCCACGGAAATCGCCAAGCACCGCGTTGCGAAGAAAGTGAGGAAGTGATGGACAAACCTCTTCTCAACAAGGATCAAAGGGCGTTTCTGGACAAACTTCAAAGTGAACATGACCAAAAGAAGTTGAAGGAAGCCTATATCATCCTCGCCTACAAGTTTTTTGAAGACCCGATCACCCAGAAGAAACAACTCTTTGCGGATGTGGTGTCGGATAACGACGCCATTGTAAAGCAGTTCTCCACGCCGGAAGAGGCGCAGGAGTACATTATCCGCGAGGAAGTGTTCGGCTCCTACGTTGTAGTAAGGGTGGAGGAGTAACCATGGCTCTCATCTACCATGTAGAGGGAACCGATTCAGCAGACTTTCCAAAGAATCTCACGGAAAGTTCCGAACCAAATGCCCCGCCAAGAGGGTTCCGAGAGATAACGGAGGAAGAAGTCTGCCATTCCACGTTCGCAACCTACACCCCGAATCACATCGGGTACGAACAGATCAACTGGAAAGGCGAGTGGCTCCCCGTTAAGTTGTTCTTCATGCACGACGAAACGGGTATCGCCATGCACCTCGACTACTGGAAGAAAAAGATTCGGTGGTTCGCCTTCGGATGCGATCACCAGTACGTCGAGTTGTCTCAGGAAGAATGTGCCAAGCAGGGCATCCGGCACTATGGAATGTGCTGGCACGTTCTGAAATGCTCCGTTTGCAGTTACGTTACCGCGCACGATTCGTCGGATTAAGGGGGAAAATCGGATGCCATACGTTTACATCTACGACGACGGACACCAGACGGTTTACACGTCCTCCCGCAAGACCGCTGAACGTCTGAAGAAAAATGGCTTCCATTTCGTCTGCTCAATTCTCGCGTCATACTTGACGGTCAAGGGCGACGAGAATCGGTCCGTGATGAATGGGAAACTGTTCAACGCCATGCGGGATACGCTGGAAGCACCCATCATCTCCAAGAATCGGTCCGTGTAAAAATCCAAATCCACTCCTCAAAACGGGGGACTCCCCCCGGACAACGCCACCGATAAGCGTGCATCTATCGGTGCCGTGGCGTGGCGTCAACACGAGAACCAACCATTATTGCCCCGACCGGAGAAGGGAGGTGAAGCCAATGGGGGCGGGATTTGATCCGAACAAGAACGTGGTGCTACATGACATGGGCGAGTTCGAGGTTGCAGGCGCGAAATTCGCATCATCCATCGTGTCCTACAACAAAGGACTACCCAAACTGGAAATTCTACGTCTGGACGGACGGGGATTTCCTCACAAGTTGGGCAGACTTAGCAGGCTGGAAGCGCGGGAGATCGGGACTACAATACTCGCGTTTGCCGAGGACGACAGCCTGTGGCCCAACGGGGGTGTATGAAAATCGTGGTGTTTTTCTTGGTGGTAGTTGTGTTGGCGATCCTCTATGCTTTATCAGGACTTCTCGACCGTTAAAGAAAGGAGACCCGAATGAAAAATGTACCCTGCTTGGACTGCACCGAGGAGTGCGTGGCAAGGGGCATCGTGGACGAGTTCTTGGCCCTCGACAAGAAATTGAAGAGGACCAAGGACATCAAAGCCTTCTTGGATGGGCTGATGCCGCTCATCTCGAAGGTCGTCAAGTTGACCGACGATGCGAATATCTCCCTCAACGACAGGATGCATCTCACCCACTTCGGTCTGTTTCTCGTGGAGGTCGCACAGAACGTCAACAAACTGGCGACCCTCTTCTCTCTCATGGCAAATCTCAGGAACATCCAAGACAAGGAGACCGTTCCCGAGAGTGCCGTGATGCATTGATGAACACCGCCAAGTTCCTCATCGTGGTTCTTGTTGTGGCGTTCATCGGCTTCACCCTCATGTTCCTCGGTCTGTTCCCGTGGTAACAGAAAGAGAGGTTCTATGGGAGACAAACAAGAGCGGGTGCTTTTAAGGAAAGTCCGTGACCTGATCGTTACTTGCGAGGATGTGATCGAGTGGTTGTCCACCGGAGAAGTAGAGGGAGTCCACTTCGACGAGGCATCCATTATCGAGTCTTTGCGGGAAGCCGTTGCAAAGGCTAAAACGGGACTGTAGAAGGGAGGCGAAGGTGACAGCCCGTTGACCTTCCACAAAAGGTTGCGGACTTGGGGATGAGGGGGCGCAAGCCCCCTCTTCTCCTTTTTTTGTTCTCTTTTTTTATTTTTTTTGGTAGGTTGAGTTTCATGTCGCGAATCGGTGTCGCGAATCGCGTCTGAAACCGCGAATGTCACGAACTGCGGGCGGTGGTGAAGATCACGGTTACTTCTTTAATGGCAAAGAAGTGGGGCTTGCCCCACAAACCGTGATCGCTTGTTCCCCGTCCTAAAAATTCGAGCGGTGGCGAAGATTGGGGATACTTCTACGAGAGCCGACAACCGGGAAACCGGATCGGCATGAAGAAAAACGCCCCGATCGTTTGTTCCCCGCTCCTCACTACAAGGTGGTGGCGTAGGTCACGATTCCTTCATCCAACGCAAGGCGTGACCGCTTGTTCCCCACCTGTCAAAAAAGAGGGATGGCGTAGAGCGAGGTTACTTCTCTGGCTAGGGTGAGTGCCCCGGTGGGTCCGAATCCCACAATTCGTACGCACTCAACCCCGTTCGCTTGTTCCTCCCTCGCAACTCACGAGTGGTGGCGTATGTCACGGTTACTTCTTGGGCAAGTAAACCCGTGACGGCTGTTTGTTCCCCACTCGCCAACCAAGCCGGTGGCGTAGGAAACGGGTACTTCTGACCGCTAATCAGAGGGCGAAAGCCCAGTCCCGTATCCGCCTGTTCCCCGGCGAAAATAAAAAAAGGAGAGAGACATGGCGAGAACGAACGTACCTGTAACTCCGATTCTCACGCACGAAGGGGGAAAGGCAAAGCGTATCGGCGCGGAAGCCCAACTGCGTCGTTCCGTGATGGCTTGTATGCTGTGGGAAGACACCTTCTACGAGGACGGGGAGGAAATCGGGAAGCGCATCGCGGAAATGATCCCCCAAGTACCCCCCCAAGTGGTCGCGTCCATCGCAATCGAGGCACGCGAGCAGATGAAACTCCGTCACGCGCCGTTGCTGATCGTGAGAGAAATGGCGCGGAACAAGGAGCACAAGCCCCTCGTCGCGGCTACTCTTACCAGAGTGATCCAGCGAGCCGATGAATTGGCGGAGTTCGTTGCGATCTACTGGAGAGAGAAGAAACAACCGCTGTCGGCGCAAGTCAAGAAGGGTCTGGCGGGAGCGTTCACGAAATTCTCGGCGTATGACCTTGCAAAGTACAACAGAGACAACGCCGTGAAATTGCGGGACGTTCTGTTCCTCTGCCATGCCAAGCCCTCCGGCTTGGAGCAGACAGAGGTGTGGAAGAAACTCGTGGAAGGCAAACTCGAATCTCCCGACACATGGGAAGTCGAACTGTCTGCGGGCAAGGACCAGAAGGAAACGTGGGAACGGCTGATGACCGAGAAGAAACTCGGTGCATTGGCGTTCTTGAGAAACCTTCGCAATATGCAGAAGTCGGGTGTGGACCGTAAGATCATGAAGGCGTATTTCACGAGCCTCAAGATCGACCGAGTTCTACCGTATCGGTTCATCGCATCGGCACGATTCGCCCCCGATCTTGAGCCTGAACTCGAAAAAGCCATGTTCAAGGCTATCGAGGGGATCGACAAGATCAAGGGGAGAACCATTCTGCTGATCGACGTATCCGGCTCGATGACCGACCAAATCTCCGGAAGATCGGAGATGCAGAGAATCGACGCAGCCTGTGGGTTGGCGATTCTGTGCCGCGAACTGTGCGAGGATGTGAGCGTCTATACGTTCAATACCTCGTGTCGGAAAGTACCGCCCCGTCGTGGATTCGCCCTGAGAGATGCCATCGGAGAAGCAAACGGCGGAACGTATCTCGGACAAGCAGTAATGGGTATCAATAACAAGGAGACATACGACCGGATCATCGTCATTACCGACGAACAAGCCCACGACAACATCCCCGATCCCAAGGGACTCGGGTATGTAATCAACGTCGCGGCGTATCGAAACGGCGTAGGTTATGGGTCTTGGAATCACATCGACGGATGGAGTGAGGCAGTTCTCACGTTCATCCAGAAAATCGAGGGAGAGAACGGGCGATAACACCCGGGAAAGGAGCGATTTCGACTGTATCCGCAGTAAAAATCTGAAAGGAGATGTGGATGCCAGAAGCGCAAGCGGGAGTATCCAGCGTGTTCGAAATCCCAGTCGGTAACAGCAAGGATTTTCACACCGCCATTATCAAACTGCGGACCTTCGACCTCGACTGGGAATCGATCAACCACCTGTTCTCGTTCCTACGCGAATGTGACAGGAAATTCCCCGACGAGACAATGGATTTTCTGATGACCAGTCTCGTGAACGGCAAAGTCGAAATCTTATAAAACGGGCAGGGGGGGCCACAAGCCCCCCCTCGCTCGGCAAGGAGAGGCGCGTTCTGCGCGATATTCTCTCCGTTTGCCCCCCCTACGGCTAACACGAAACGGCAACTGTCCTATGGTCCGGAACATAGGATGAACGCCCGCTCGTACAGCCTCGTGGATCAGGAATCGGTGAGTCTCACTCACGCAGGGCGTAAGCCGTATCGCCTCTCCTTCCCGAGCGGGAGAAATGCCCCGCTCGCTCTCGTGGCAGCAGAACCCGGTAACACCGGCCCTATGTGCAGTCCGGGGTCACGAGAGGCTCTCCCCGTTCCCATCGTCTAATCTCCATTAGGACGCTCGCCTTCAAGCGGGGAATGTCGGTATGGAATCCGGCTGGGAACACCAATATCTCGAAAGGAGAAAGAGTCTTGCGAACCGTTATCGCTGTTGTGCTGGTCATCGGTACTCTGTGCGGACTGGCAATGTTCGTGTCATGGGCAAAAGACCGCGACATCAAGGAGTTGCAGAAGAATACATCGGTAGTGGTAATCGATGGATGCGAGTATCTGCGGTTTCCCTTGTATTACCATGACGGACTCACCCACAAGGGAAACTGCAAGAACCCGATACATCTCTATCGGGACAGGTAGCCAATATTCTCGGACAGAAAGGAGGAGAAGGTGAACAAGCATCTGCGTGCATATTTCGTTATGCCCCACAGCAAGGGAACACGGTGGCAATGCATTGTCTGTGGTCAATCGGTTCCCGACGGCACACAGAACAAGCACGCCATGGAGCACGTTCAACTCAAGAAGTGCCCGATCTTCGAGGGCAAAGGCAAGAAGTAGCCAACCGTCAAACGATCGAAAGGAGAGAGAGATGTGCCACGTACCGTCTTGGATCAAGAAGGGCAAGGACATTCTGTTTCTGACGGACAAGGACGCGAAACAGCACAGAATCTCGTTGCATAACGCAACGGGACACTCCGCCATCATTCGCGTATTCAAGGTGGACGACGGAGATCACTACGAAGGGCTCACGGCGAAGACTCCTAAAGTTGTTAGGGAGGCGATCGAGACGGGCAAGATGAACCAGATCATCGGCGCAGGGACATTGGTTGTCAGCGGAGGTCGTAATTGGACCATCCCCGCCGCAAAGGTCGGCGACGATTTCCACATCAGCGGTAAAGTGAAGGTCGTCGCGCCATATCTGAAAACCATCTTGGACGGTCTGTACGTCGTAAAAGGTTCCTCGCTTGACGCTCCTTTGCTCAGGAGTGTGAGAGGAGTTGTGAAGATCGAAGGCAAGTTGAACGCGCCGAAGTTGAAGATCAAGGAGGACTGAATGCATCGGCATCATTGGGTTTTGGCAGACAGGCACAAGCGCGTCTACAGGTGTACTGCTTGCGGCAAATACCGAAGGAGAGGATAAAATGCTGCCGAAGAATGCACCGAAAGTATGTCAGAGGTGTCACCGCCCTCTGAAATCCCCACAATCACAACTGATCGGCATGGGATGGACTTGTCTTTCCCGAATTGCCGTCCGTCGGTGGACTAGAAAGGAGATCACCGAATTAGCGTGGTCGCACCAGATCATCTTCGAGCGGAAGATCGAGATGGAGAGGAGGTTGAAGGAGAAATGCGTAGTCTTACCGACAAAGAATGGCACGATATCCTGACGGCAACTCTCAACAAGGTGGATTCGGAAATCAAGATCACCAAGGAAGCGGAAGAGAATTGCAGAGGCAACCGAGACCTTGTGAACTCCATGTATCTCCATCTCGGCGCGCTTGGTGCATTTGAATCCATCATCCACTACGTCGCAGATATTTCGCTTAAAAAAGCGAGGTCATCGTGAAATGCTACTTCATCCTAAAAGAGTTCGATAACGGTTCAGACCTTAACCCGCCGGTTCGAGGGTATACCTTCAGTTATTCACCCTCAGCCAAAAACAAGTGCGTATCCAAATTGTCCGGCGACTTGTATATGTTCACAGGCACCGCGTTCATGGAACTTACTGATCTTGGTGAGTTGCCAAAGCAAGAGGTCGATCCGTACATTACGTTCTATTGCGCGAAAATCCAAAAGATCAAGGCTCCTGAATCGCCAGTCGAACCCTTCGACGACGACGAAATGGAAGCCTGATGGGGGAGGAATGTTACCTATCGAATTCGAGACATTGGGTAAGGCGAAGTACAAGCAATGGGATATGGCTCTTATCATTCGCGACCAAACGTACAAGACATACGGGGTAATGATCGATCTCTCCAATATCGATCTCTCCAACTACTACCGAGCCGATGGCGCGAAAATAACGAAAACTCTCTCCACGCTGATCCGCAGACATATTCCCAAAGAGGTGGTAAAGGAAAGATTCGCCGCATACGCGAAGTATGTCTCGGAACTTTACACCCCGGCGAGAATGTTGAAGGCGTATTGGGGAGACAAGCACCAACTTGGCAACGGGATATACGAACCAAGTCTAACCTGCTATCGATCCGGTCAGGAGAACGAGACATCTCGGAAATTACTCGTTAAATTCCGCCGTACCCGTGTTCTGGTTCTTCAGGACATAGAAGAACCACACCCCGGCGCAAGAGCCGTAGTGTATTTCGTCGGCGGTAGGAACATCATCCTCACGAACTTCTACTGGCGACATCTAGATGCCAACAAACTGTATTTTGTGGAAGCCATTCGTAGGATACTCAACCTCAAGCACGTTACCTACAAGAGTTGGAACGCCTTCTTTCTGCCGATCTATCGCAATCGTGATTCCATTCTGGTTTATGACACCCGATCTAAGAATCCAGACACAGAGATCAAGGTGCCATGTCCACATTGCGATAATATCGTGCCGATCACAAAGATGTACTACGAGGAATATAGTTCCTATCGTCTTGCAGGCTGCACCAAGGAATGTGCGCGAGGACACTCAAAGGCGTTCTTTAAGTGCGACAACTGCCAAGAATTCACGAAGAGCAACATGGTGAAGGAATATGGCGGTCGGTATTATTGCCGTAAATGCCAGACAAAGGTGTTGATGCCTTGCGTCCATTGTGGTGGAAGATTCACCAAGTCATATCTGAAAAAGACGATGGACGGAGAGGATGTATGCGAATCATGCGCTACCAATAGGTTGCCGCATTGCTACAACTGCGGCAGAGCCGCGTTCGACTCCTCTTGTCTGTCATCCAACCGCGACGGCGTTTCCATGTGCATCGAGTGTGTTGCCGAAAACGATTGGAAATGCGAATTGTGCAGGTCGATCGGGCCTACGCAAGCGGTCATCCTTCCAAGCGGCAAGACTGCCCTTCTGTGCCCGGAGTGCGACTATCTGGTAAAGAAGAGGCACGCAGAATCGGCGAGCACAGCGGGAGGTACGATAGCCAATGCCTCTTAAACCGCTTCGCCCAAATCTGCCTCAACTGTTCAAGATGAGTACGAGACACCTTGCGGAATATATCGAGCCACAAGCAACGCATAAAGGCAAGAAGTGGTGGTATATCCCGGGGTCGTTGGCTGAGAACGTAACGGTGTGCGCTCATATCGACACGGCTTGCGACCGTGGTACAGGCCCGCAGAAGGTGTGGGACTACGAGAAGAAAGAAATGGTGGATGCACCAGCAAAAACCAAAGACAGGGATATGTACCTGTACTATGACAGGCAGAAGGAAGTCTTCTGGTGTCCGGAAGGGTTAGGTGCTGACGACAGAGCCGGAGTCCATGCAGCCTTCCATCTGTACGACACGATGTTTCCAAGGCCCAATCTTCTGTTTCTCGATGAGGAAGAATCTGGTTGCACCGGAGCAAGAGACGCGGCGACGGAAGGCAAAACCGTTCTCAAGAACACTCTGTTTTTCGTCGAGTTCGACCGCAGAGGCGTGTTGGAGTGCATCTTCTACCAGAACGAACCCAAGCCGTTCGAGGATTACGTCGTGTCGTTCGGTCTGACGAAGGAGATGGGAACGATGTCGGATGTCGGTACGCTGTCGCGTGAACTGGAAATATGCGGTGTAAACCTGAGCATCGGATACATCGACGAGCACCGTAACACCGAGCGTTTGTACATGAAGGCTCACCGCACCTGTATAGCAGTTGGCAGAAACTTGATCGTAGACGGCATGAAGGCAGGCAAGAGATGGGAAAACCCGCGTCCAGTCGTAGCCCCGTCCATGT